AGTCAAGAGGAATACGCTAAGGCTCTATGACGAACTTCTACCAGCAGCTCCAGACTCCAGCCGTACCAGACCTGCCTAATCCGCAGGATAAGTATGACCGTCTGACTGTTGCGCAGACGAATGGTGCTTTGCGCACCTTCTTCTTGAAGTTGACTAATGCCTTGCAATCCCTTGCGTCTCCTCGCGGTGGTAGGTTTATCAATAACCCTTACGGGGCATTCCAAGACAGCACAGACCAGACGGCAGCCAATACAACGACTGCCTACGCCATAACCTTTGACACAACTGACTTCAACAATGGCGTAACCTTGTCTAACTCGTCAAGGTTGAATGTGTCTCAGTCTGGAATTTATAACATCCAGTTCAGCATCCAGTTTAAAAACACCACTAACGACACACAAGATGTAGATGTGTGGTTTAAAAAGAACGGCACAAACATCGACAAGTCAAACTCAAGATTTGGTCTTGGTCCAAGAAAATCATCAGGTGATCCAACTCACATGATCTCTGCCATGAACTTCTTTGTAAGCATGGAAACAAACGACTATGTTGAGATTATGTGGAGACCTTCAGATGTAGGTATCGGTATTGAGCACTACGCTACCAGCACCACACCAACAAGACCAGCAATACCGTCGGTCATTGCGACAATGACATTTGTCTCCAATCTTTCAGCATAATTAGACCCTATGGCACTCGTACCAATCAAAATCCCTGCTGGCGTTTACCGCAACGGTACTGAGTACCAGTCTGCTGGGCGCTGGTATGACTCGAACCTTGTGCGTTGGTTTGAGAACACATTGAGACCTTGGGGCGGGTGGCGTAAGCGCTCAACCTCACAGATGACTGGTGTCAGCCGTGGAATGCTCACTTGGCGTACTAATTCAGATGAACGCTACATTGCTGCTGGCACGCCTACAAAGCTCTACGCCATGAGCGAGGGTGGAGTCTTAAAGGACATCACGCCTACGACATTCACATCTGGCATCACAGACGCAACGCTAAAGACTGGTTACGGCTACGGCACTTACGGCTCTTCTGCCTACGGTGTGGCGCGTCCAGACTTAGGTGCAATCATCCCAGCGACAACTTGGTCGATGGACTCATGGGGCGAGTATCTTGTGGCGTGTTCTAGTGCCGATGGTCAGCTCCTTGAGTGGCAGTTAGGCTTTACCACACCAACAAAGGCTGTTGCTATCACTAACGCGCCAACGAGCTGCGAGGCTGTGATGACAACGGCAGAGCGCTTTGTCTTTGGACTTGGCGCGTCAGGCAATCCACGCAAAGTATCTTGGTGTGACCAAGAAAACAACACAGTCTGGACACCATCCGCAACGAATCAGGCGGGTGACTTTGAGATCAACTCTGTCGGCTCAATCAAGTGCGGTAAGCGCGTGCGCGGTATCAATCTAATCTTTACCGATGTCGATGTCCATGTGGCTACATACATTGGTCTACCCTATGTCTACTCCTTTGAGAAGGCAGGATCAGGTTGTGGCGTGATCTCCTCACAGGCTGTCGCAGCCATTGATACGGCAGCCATTTGGATGTCTAAGTCAGGCTTTTGGGTCTACGACGGCTATGTCAAGCCCTTGGTGTCGGATGTTGGCGACTACATCTTCCAGAACATCAACTACAACCAGTCAAGCAAGGTCTACGCAGTACACAACTCAAAGTATGGCGAGATCATCTGGTTTTACCCTTCTAGCGCCAGCAATGAGAACGACTCATATGTCGTCTACAACTACCGCGAAGGGCATTGGGCTATTGGTAGTTTGGCTCGGACTGCTGGAACTGATCGGGGTGTATTCACCAATCCTTTGATGATTTCGTCAGATGGTTACATCTACGAGCACGAGGTTGGCTTTACCTATGACGGTGGCACTCCTTACGCTGAGTCTGGTCCTTACGAGATTGGTAACGGTGACAACATCATGTCGGTGCGTCGGGTGATTCCTGACGAGCAGACTCTTGGCGAGGTTGTTGTTTCCTTCAAAACTCGGATGTATCCGATGGCGACTGAGACGACTTACGGACCATACCCAGCAGCTCAACCCACAGATGTGAGGTTTGCTGCCAGACAGGTCAAGGTTAGATACACGGGCGATGTCTTAGACGATTGGCGCGTTGGCGTTAACCGATTTGATGTTGTCGCAATGGGTAAGCGGTGACTTAGAATTGAGTCAAGAATTAAGGGCGGGGAAAGTGCCTGTGTGTATCCGAGAGGATTACACCTTTTACTTGGAGTTCTTTCGGGGTAATTTGTGGTTTCATATCGACATCAAGAGATGGTCGGCTGAAGTCAAAAAGGGTTGCCAGAGGGACTTTGCTCTTTTAGAGGATTTAATTGGGAAGCCTATCGTCGCGCTGATACGCGAGGATGACATCAAACTTGCAAGATTTGCCAAGTCATTTGGCTGGTCTGAGAAATGTCAAATATCACTATTGGACGGATCGAAGGCTTTTATCTACACCAACATGGTGTGACAAGGGAGATGATATGGGTGGAGTAGTAAGCGAAATTGGTGAATTGGGTCAAGGTGTCATTGACACCGTTAGCGATGTTGGTGTGAGCATTGATCAGGGTGTACGCGATACGCTTGGTCCTAACGGTTGGACTCTGGCTGCTTTGATGGCTGCTGGTTACTACTACGCACCAGAGATCGGGGCTTATGTCAATGCTAGTGGTAGCACAGTCCCAGCATCTGCTGTTGTTGATGCTGGTGTAGTTTCCTCACCAGTCACGACTGGATCGGTTATCGCAACAGAACTACCAGCATTCGGCACTACGGCAGCAAGCTCTGCTGCTGGAACAGCTCTGGCTAACGCTGCTGCACCTGCTGCTGTAACACCAGCAGTTACCGCACCTGTTGTTGCAACTGAAGCCTTATCTCCAGTCGTGCAAGGAACTCTTCCTTCGTGGGCTGGAACTAGCGTAGCACCAGTAACTGCTGAAGGCGCTGCTGCTGGCGGTCTAGGTTCTACGCAAACTAGCTTACTTGGTGGCGCTTTTGATTGGGCTACGGCTAGTCCACAAAACGCATTGACAGCAGCAAGCCTTGGCTTAACGGCTGCAAAGGCTTTGGGTGGCGGTACAACATCCACATCGTCATCTAGCGTTGACCCAGATGTCAAGGCTGCATATCTACGCAACTTAGAAGAAGCCAGAGCAACGGCTGCTGGCTTAGGTCCTAAGCAATTCGCAGCATTCCCTGAGTACAACTTGGGCATGGTTCAGAAGTACATGAACCCCTATGAGCAAGAAGTCATCCAAGGAACTCTTGGAGACATAGAGCGTGCTCGCCAAGGTCAAATATCTGCTGAAGGTGCAGCAGCCACAGCAGCTAAAGCCTTTGGTGGTTCACGCCAAGCAGTAACCAGATCGCTGGTTGATGAGGCAGCATTACGCAATGCGACTAATGCTGTGGCTCAACTTCGCCAAGGTGGTTTCACTCAGGCTCAAAACCTTGGTCTCTCACAAGAGGCATTGCGTCAGCAGTATGAGCAATCTAAGCTCGATGCAGCTCGCAACTTAGGACTTGAAAGACTTGGTGTGTCTCAGGGTGCATTAAGCCTTCAGCCTTCGGCTGGAACGCAATCTGCACCACTTTATAAAAATCAAACAGCATCTGCCCTTGGTGGTGCATTGGGCGGTGCTCAACTAGGCTCAATACTTGGTGGCACTACTAATCCGCAATATGCTGGATATGGTGCTGCTCTTGGCGGTCTGCTTGGTTTCCTGTAAGGAGTAAATGATGGCAACAATGCAAGACTTTAGCGGTTTACTCTTTGGTGGTGGTGGTACTGGTCTCGAAGGATATATCACACCAGAGCAACAACAAGCAATTCAGCAGCAGTCAATGCTACAAGCAGCAGCAGCCTTGCTATCTGCTGGAGGTCCAAGCCGTACCCCTATCTCTTTAGGTCAAGCCCTTGGCGGTGCTTTGCAAGCAGGTTCTCAGGGCTATCAACAAGCACAGCAAGGTGCTATACAGAATTTGATGACTGGTCAAAAACTCCAAGAAGCTAAAAGAGCAATGGATTTGCAAAGACTTACTGCGCAAACTTTGCTTGGTGGTGAAGCTCCTCCAGATGGGACAAAGCCAGAGGACATTAAGTTCAATCAGTACATGAAGTTAGCAGACATATATGCTGCTTCTGGTAAGGGTGAAGAAGCCAAGCGTTATCAAGACATGGCGTATCAGATCAAGCCACGCGCTGAAGTTACAGGTTCTCCATTTGAGGTGACAGACACAACTGGCAAGCCTTTGCTAGTTCAGCAAATGAAGGATGGAAGCATTAAGACCGTTGAAGGATTCGGTCCTAAGCGTGATGTTGTGTTGCAAAACCTTGGTGGTCGTACTGTTGCCATTGATAAGTCGAAACTTAAAGGTGGTGAGACATATACACAAACTCTTGCACCTCAAATAGTTGGCGGTGCAGAGGCTGGTGGTTACTTCCAAGTTGGCGGTGGCGGTGGTATGGGTGGCGCACCTCGTTCTGCTGGCGCTCCAGCCCCTGCTGGCGCACCTAGTGCCGTTGCACCTACTGGTGGTGCTGGCGCACCCCAAGCAGCGCCTACTGGACCGCAACCACTTATTCCTATCATTCCGCTACAAGGTAAAACATTTGGTAACGAGAAAGACTTGCGTACTGAATTCCAAGCGCAAGTTAAGCCTTATGTTGAACTAGGTCAGGCTTATCAGAAGATTGAAACCGCAGCGAAAAACCCGTCACCTGCTGGTGACATCGCTATGGTTTACGGATTTATGAAGGTGCTAGACCCATCGTCTGTTGTGCGTGAGGGTGAATTCGCTACGGCTCAAAACGCTGGAAGCGTGCCTGATTCAGTACGCAATATGTACAACAAGGCTTTGAGTGGTGAGCGTCTCAATGAGAAGATTCGCTCTGACTTCTTGCAACAAGCCAGAAACCTTGTCGAGTCTCAGCGCGTTATGTCTAACGACTTGGTGAGTCGTTACACCGAAGTCGCAAAGAACTACAAACTCGATCCTAATCAGGTTGTATATGACCCATTCAAGCGCGTACAGACACCAGAGCAGATCATTGGCGGTGCAACTACAACAAACATTCCACAGACTCGTCAAGAGTGGTGGCAAAGATTCAATTTAAGAAAACCAAACGAGTAGAGGTTATTGATGGCTGATACAAATATTGAGCGCATCCAGCAAAATGTCAAAACCTTGCAGCAGCAAGGACAACCGCCTGAGATGGTTGCCTCCTACTTAAAGTCTGAGGGATTTTCTATATCACGCTACGAGCAAGCGATTAAAACCGCAACCAAGGCTGGCGGTGCTCCTATCCCTTCAACCATTGCAGGACCATTCCTACAAGGTTTGACATTCAATACTGCTGACGAGATAGAAGCAGCGTTTAGGGCTGGCGCTATTAGCGGTCCTCAATACGAGCAGATGCTTTCCCGCGTCAGGGCTGGACTCAAAGAGTATGGTGAGCAGTATCCTGTACGCTCAACAATGGCAGAGATAGGTGGCGGTTTAGCGCCTGTGGCTGCTGCACTTGGTGCAACATATTTGACTGGTGGCGCAGCAGCTCCTGCACTTGAGGCAACTGGTGCAAGGATGGCGCAGACTATTGCTCAGAAAGCGCCAAGCCTACTAGCTCAAATGGGTCGTGGCGCTGGTTATGGCGTTGCATCAGGCGTTGCGTCTGGTGTCGGTGGTGCTGAAGGCGGTCTACCTAGTCGCGTTACAGGTGGTTTGCTTGGCGGTGGATTAGGTCTAGGTATGGGTGCAGCAGCACCTGCTGTAAGCACCGTAGTCGCACCAGTAGGACGCAAGATTGCAAATGTCTTAACAGGTGCTCCAGCTCAAACAGCAGAGACTAAGGCACAAGAGTTGATAGCACGCGCATTGATACGCGAAGGCACAAGTCCTGAGCAGTTAGCTGCGCGTCAGGCTGAGACAGTTCGCATTCTAGGTGGTAGAGATGAGACATTGGCAGACATTGGTGGCGAGTCTATGCGTAGGCTTGCACGCGGTGCTATGGCAGTTCCTAGTGGTGCTCAGACAGATGTGCGTCAGATGCTTATAGAGCGTGCCGTAGGCGCTGGTCCAAGAATCACCAAGGACATCACAGACTTCACCGCAGTCGGTGCGCGTGACATTGGTGAGGTTGCTGACGAGATCATCAAGACTCGCGCTGAGAAGGCTAGACCTTTGTACGAGCAAGCCTTTGCTGCTGGTGAGGTCTACTCTCCGAAGATTGACGAGTTGCTAGCTAAGTCACGCGACATCAAGACAGCCATTGAGAGTGCTCGCGGATTACCGCAATATGCTGATTTACCGCCAAATAGTATGTTGATGCTGGACAAGGCTTACAAGTATGTTGGAGATGCAGCAAACGAGGCTAAGAGGGCTGGTAAGACGACTCGCGCCAATGACTTAAATGACTTGCGTATTGAGTTACTAAGTGCCATCACAGACAAGAAGACTGGCGTGCCTGTCTATGGTGAGGCAGTCAAGACATTCGCTAGTGAGTCATTGCTTAAAGACGCTCTAGAGGCTGGTTCTAATAAGTTCTTGCGTAAGTCTCCAGCAGAGATCAACCGCGAGTTGGCTAAGTTATCCGACGACGGTGAGCGCCAGATGTATCGACTCGGTGCAGTTCAGTCTTTGCGTGACGAAATATACGGCATGAAGGAGACTGGTGACATTGCTGGCAGATTCATCAATAGTCGTGAGATGCGTGACCGTATGCGCACCGTCTTTAACTCTCAAGGTGAATACGAGGCATTCGTTAAGAACTTAGAGCGTGAGCGCCAGATGGCTATCACTCGCTCTCGCATTGAGGGTGGCTCACCAACTGCACCTATCCAGCAAGACATTGCTGAGATGGCAGGACCATCACCCACAGACTTGATCGGTGCTGGTGCTCAGATGGCTGGTGGAAATGTGCTTGGTGGTATGACTAACCTATACCGCCAGCTTGGTCCACGCATCCAAGGCATTGATCAGAATGTCGCAGAAGCCTTATCGCGTAGCGTCTTAGACCCTAGTTTTAACCAGCAACAACAACTATTGATGGGTATAACACCAGTTATGCAAGAGTTGCAGCGTAGAGCACTAGGCGAGTCAACTCGACGCGCAGGTTACTCAACCTCTGCTGGCGCTGCACCTGCTACTTTATTGGGTGAGTAAATGGCAGACTACTCAGACCCACTTGGTTTGCTGTTTGGCGGGGCTAATTACTTTGGCTCACCGCAAAAGTCGCAAGGCTTATTGCAGTTAACTCCGCAAGAGATAGAGCGCATGGCAGCAGCTCAGAGTCCTGCCTTTGGCGTATTCCCTCAGATGCAACCGTATAGGTCTCAGCAAGACATTACGGCAAGCGCCAATGTGCCTGTCGATGTGGCAAGAGGTAGGGTCGCTGGAACGCTTGGATTGTTTGGTGATGTCTTCAATCAGCCGATACCAATGGTTAGACCGTTGCAGCTTCTCAGTCAAGCAATGACAGGTCAGCAAAAGTATCCTGATACCGAATATTTCCTTGATAACCTGCCATTAAAGTCAGACACACCAGTCGGTAATGTGGCTGGCAGGGTTGCTAGTTTCGCCCCTATTAATCCAATGCCAGCAGTCAGAGGTGCGCAGAAACTAGGCGGTCTGCTTGGTGAGGAAGTCGCAACAAGGCTATCTACTGGTAGACCTATATTGCCTAGTTTGTTGGCTGAACCTCAGACAGCAATGTTTGCGGTGAACCCAGCAGAGCAAGCAATGACTGGCGGTCTATTGCAAGCCGATGTATCTCCTCTAGGGTTTTACTCAGCAGTCGAGCAGCAAGCACTCAAGATTCCTAGAAAGCAAGGAACTGGTGAATCCTTCTTGAATGATCTTCTCAAAGGTCAAGATGTCAAGAAGTACGAGATCGAGGCTATGGGTCTGGATACCTACCTCAAAGGCAAGCCAAATGTGACTCGTCAAGAGGTGCAGGACTTTATTCAGAATAACAAGATCAATGTCGAGGAAAGACAGCTTGGTGGGACTGTTGGACAAGACCCAATAGGCATTGCAAAACGCAAAGAAATATTTGATAAATACGATCCGCAAATACAGGCAATGTATAAAGAGATTGATAACCCTGCTTATAAATTAGTAGATAGACAAGTAACTCCAGAAGAAAAAACAAGAGGCATAGTTCTTCAAAATAGAGTTTTCAGAGGTGAAACAATAACTCCTCAAGAGCAAGCAGAATTAGACAGCATTATGACTAGATTCAATGGTATTGCTGTTAAAGAGTTTCCAAATGTCGAAGAAGCACGCAAGTTCTACTATGCAATGAGCGAAGAAGATAAGTACAGACATTCAATAATGCCTTTAAGTAATCGAACAGAATTACAGCAAAAAATAAATGAATTGCAATATATTAGAGATACAGAAGCCAACGCAGCCTATGTAGTGCCAGAACCAACTCCAACAAAATATGAAAAATACCAACTTGCTGGCGGTGAAAACTATCGTGAGTTATTGTTGACTTTGCCAGAGAAAACTCCTAAGACATTACCAGAAGGCTATTCTTTACAGTCAATGGCAGATGGAAACTTTACCTTAGTTAGTCCAGATAACATTGGAACAATTATTTATTCAAAATCAAAAGATGATGCTATGGAAGAGGCTATTCGTAGATTTACTAGAAAAGAAGAACCTTATCGCTCATCTCATTTTCCAGACCCAAACATACTAGCTCATATGAGGGTTAATGATCGCATTGATGCCGAAGGCAAAAAGATGCTGCTCATTGAGGAAGTTCAATCAGACTGGCATCAGGCTGGGCGTGAGCAAGGATACAACAAAAAACTTACGCCACAAGAATCTGAAGAATTGCGTAACTTACAAAGAAAAGAACAAGAAGAAGATGGTCTTTTTCAAGACGATATACAAAGAATAAATGAATTAGAAAAGAAAAGTAAGGGTGGTGTACCAGACGCACCATTCAAAGATACTTGGTATCAGTTAGCACTAAAGAGAGCAATCAAAGAAGCGGTAGACAAGGGCTACGACAGGATTGGTCTAACTACTGGCAAGCGCCAGATTGAACGCTATACAAACCAATTAAGACAAAATGTTGATGAAATTACATATCAAACTGGTCAAAAGTTAACTGACAGCGAAGCTGCTGAACTTCAAGCATTGCGTCAAAAATCTCTTAGAGATATGACTCTAACTGAAAGAGCAAGATTTGATGATTTGTTTAGTCAAGAAGGTGATTATGTTGCAAAAGATGAAACAAAAATTAAAGCATTTAAAGGCTCTACGCAAACATTTAATGGCATTGTAAAAAACGGTAAGTTTATTGAAGGACCAGATCAGGCGATTGGAAAAACAATAGAAGAGGTTTTAGGGAAATCAATAGCAAAACAAATTCTAGAAAACAAAACTGGTACTGTTAAAGATAAAAATTTAACCGTTGGTGGCGAAGGCATGAAGAAGTATTACGATGAGGTATATCCAAACTATCTTGAAAAATACGGTAAAAAGTATGGCGCAAAAGTTGGTGAGACTAAAGTAAATACTGTTAGAGAACGCGCTGAAAATAGCATGATCCCATCGATGGGACAAGAACCAGTCCGCTATCTAGACATCACACCAGAGATGAAGAAGGCAGTACAGAAGGGTCAACCTTTGGCTGCTGTCGAAGGCATGACTGGCTTGCTGGCGTAGTTAAACACGACTTCTCAGCGCAATAAGCTCCAGCACATTAGGATCATTTTCTTGACCCCTTGCTGGAGAGTACAGCGCTCTGTATCTTTCCTCTGCTTGCGGTCTTGGCTCGCACAAATAGTAAACCGCAAGAGACTTGCGTGCAAAGTCTTCTGGGCATTGAACGGGTCGTGAGAGTCCATGTAGTGAGTTTGTTGTGTCAAACAAAACAGCACGATTGAATTTAGGCATCACTTCTCTTACTAGATCAGACGGCTCGCTCCACATCCCTAAGTGACCGCCAAAGTCTTTGTGCCAGTCAGGTGTCAGATACACAATTAGATTTAACCGTCTCTCAAGCAAGAGCTTGGGGTGTATGGAGTAGTCTAGATGCGGGTTGAGCTTACCGCCAGAGATGTGCCTGTGCATACCAGCGCCATGCAGACCAGCGTCAGCGTAGAGCGTGCAGCCAGTCAGGTGCTCAATTTGCTGCACAAAGTCTGGCGAGACAAGGTGCTGCATTGCTTTATAAATACTTGCTGGGAAAGCACCCCAATGATTCATGGTTGACTTGTGTTCTAGTGCATTGTTGTAATGCACCCAGAAGTCTTTTACTGTGTCAAAGTCTTGAGATATTTGCAGAGCGAGTTGTGGTGGAAAGAAATCATCGATCACTAAATGTTTGAATGGGTGCTCGGACTGCCAAGCGAATGTGTGTGTCTTCATATCTCACCAAAGAATGCTGCCGTCAACGGGTCGCGCTTAATCTTGCGTCTTAGTTGGTTCTGCTTGGTTAGTCTTCTTTCCTTTGCGTCTGCATCTTCTTTGGCTCGGTGCTTACGCAACCGCGAGCTGCTGCTCACAGGCTCTGGCTTATCTGCATCGACTCCGATGCCGTAGCGGTACACGGCAGACCATTGCGTCACGCTGGTCTTACGCCACGACTGGATATGGACATTGCCTTCTTTGCGCAGCTTGGCGATCATGTCTCTGCTAGACCTGATAGTGCAGAACAGCACTTCAGCCAGCTCGACTGCTGTGTACCCTTTATTTGTGATCAGGGCTATGAGTCGAGGCAGTCTGACGGCTTTCATTTGTCGTCGAGTCCAAAGTAGAGGACTGCAAACATGACGGCTACTGCAATGACACCGCCAAGTACAAGCAAGACAATCATCGTCAGGATATTTTCAATCATAGTTAAGCCCCTTGAGTTTTAATTCAATGTTTTTAGCAGTCTGCTCGATCTCGCAACCTCCTTTGCCGTAATGGATACACTCATGTATCTGCTCTTCGGTGAGGGATACCCACGCTCTTTTGTAGGTCTGGATGTCGTCGTCTTCATCGACTCTACGGTGCGGGACTGAGATGCCTATGTGTCGTGTCATGCCGTCTTCTCCTCAATGACTCTAGCCTTGCGTGACTTTATCTCATTCATAACAATATCGAGTGCCTTCTCAAGCTGGGCGATGGTGGTGATGTCGAGCTGTGCGTCGTGCAATTCCATGCCGTAGTTGATCGCTGTCAACTCCGATGCCTTCGCCACAAACCTGTCGTCTCGATTGATACCGCGACGCGATAACTCCAGCAAGGCATCCTGACCTTCTTTGATCTCGTCTACATACTCATGCCCAATGCCAAGCCTTGAGAGCGCTTCTGAGACATTCAGAGCAGAGATGATGGAGTCGATGTCGTAGCGCTTTGCCTGACCCGTCCTGAGAGCTTCTAAGGCGCTGTGGTTCTTTATCTTTAGATCGAGTGCAGCGCTGCCAGTCGTGGACACAAGTCTAAAACCGTTGAGCACATAGGTGGTGGCATCGAGGCGCACACCTTTGGGTTTGTATTTACTTCTTTTTCGCATTGCGTTTTAACCTTGGGCAGTTTATGCAAAACACCTTATCCTTGGACTGACACACGCCAAGGGTCTCGCACTTGGTGCGTAGCGTTACCCACGGTGGCGGTGTCACCCATCTAGTTTTGACTTCATTCATTGCTGCGCAATCATTTGCATCTCTAACTCTTTGACGCGCTCGGTCAACTCTTTGACTGTCAACTCTGCGATCTGCAACTCGTTGCCGTGAGCACGCAAGGACATCTTCATGCCAGCGTCGTAACCAAGCATTGCACCCTTGTGCATTGCCTCTCTGACCAGTTTACCGATGTCTGGTGGCGACATGATTCTGGCTTTGCCTTCGGCAGCAAGGATGTACTTCAGAACCATCTCGTCGATTTTCTTTTCTACTGACATATTAGTTTCCTGTAATTAAGATAAATGCAATGACACCGACGGTTACGCCAGCAAGGAAGATGAAGACGCAATCAACAAGGCTGATTTTGTTGTCTTGATACGGTCCATCGACTTCAAAGTTCTCGGTGTAGTTTTGGTGTTTCATTCGTCGCTTTCAGAGTTGTTCAAATGTAGATTTAGCAAGTAAAAATTGGCTGTAACGACTTTCCTTGTCACAGAAAGACCAAACATTGTCTTTGTATAAATCCCAAGAACCGTCTTCTAGTTCTTCCCATATTTCCCATGTACCTACTGTGCCATCAAGATAACCTTTGATGCCTTGAGTAAATTTTCTCAATTCCAAATTTGGTTTAGTAGTGGAATTCATGCTGTTACTTCTTTCTTTGCGTCAAGTCGTGTGAAAAAATCTGCTTGTTTGCTGGCTGCGCACTTCGCGCATTGATACTGATCTGCCTTGAACTCAGACCAGTTACCTGACATCGGTGTGCGCAGTATGTTTCTACCGCAAGCAGTTCTAGATGTCATGCCAGAACCGTATTTGTTTAAGTGCATTACTCTCATTTCGATTGCTCCTTAGCTTCGGTTGTTGATATGCCGATCATACATTAATTGACTACATCATCAAGCCCCTTCTATTTAGTCAACTATTACACCAATACAATAGACCTTGACAGGGTGTAGTTTCCCTGTCGCTGTGGCTTATGTCTCCGCAAGAGTCGCAGTTGCCTTGATAGGGGCTGGGTGACAGGACTCAGCCCCTTTTTTTGTCTGTCTTGTTTAACTTGTCAATTCTAGGTTAACATACTCAGCATGAACTACATAACCGAAATAATTGAACGCGCTGACAAGGCGGGTTTCAAGATGTCCGATATATGCCGTGAAGCTGGCATAGATCAGGCTCAAATGTCTCGCTGGATAGCTGGGCATACAGTCCCGCTTATCACCTCAATCGAGAAACTTAAAACCGCCACAGATCGCTTGATCATTGGTCGCATCAAGTCGCTTGAGGTGAAGAATGATTAGGGTTATGGGTGTGGATGTTGGCGCACTCGGAGCGTTTTCACTTTATGTTGACGGCAAGTTTGAGCAGGTCGTCGATATGCCCATCGTGGAGGTTCTCAGAGGTGGCAAGAACAAGCGCCAAGTCTCTGCGCAGGGAGTTGCAAGCATCGTCAAGGTCTTCGCTCCTACGCACGCATTCGTAGAACGCACAGGCGCAATGCCAAACCAAGGCACAGCAAGTATGTATGCCTTCGGCAGAGCTGCTGGAATTATTGAAGGCGCACTCGCGTCTTTCTCAGTACCCATCACCTACATCAATCCCTTGGTCTGGCAGAAGGCTACGGGTTGCGCAAAGGGTAAGGACGCTATACGCCACAGGTGCATGGAACTGCATCCAGAGCACCAGCAAGTGTTTTCTCGCGTTAAGGACTCTGGCAGGGCTGACGCAACCATGATCGCTTACTTTGGGAGTCAGGCTAAATGATCGATCAAGTCAACGCAACCTACAACCACGAACTAGTCAAACGCATGATTGAAGAGGCAGTCTTAGCCGAGCGCGAAGCCTGTGCTGCTAT